GAGTTTGCTCCCGAAGAAAATACGATCTATATTAGTAGCGCTCGCAATGCTCACTTCGATACCATCTGCAAAACACTACTTCATGAAATGGCACACCTATACTGTTACAAAGTAAAAGAACAAGAATACCATGACCATGAGAACAAACGTTTCAAAGCCATCATCAGACATATAGCCTCCTTATACGGGTTTGACCCTAAAGAATTATAAAGAAGTATACCTGCATCCAAGCCATAAAGGCAAATAATATATAGTGAAATAAGTCATCTAAGTTCATACCCGAATTGTATCGAGTTTTGTTTTTCTTTGCAGAAATGAGAATCAGTCTTATTTAACGCTTAACGTTAAACGTTAAACATTATACCCATATAAATAAAAAACCCCGGCAGAGAGTTACCGGGGCATGAGGAAGTTAATTACTACAAGGAAAGATGAGAAATTATGAAAGGAAGATCATCTATACCTTGATTAATATTATATGCCTTTTATTAAATTGTGCAATATATTTTTTACATAACCATCCTTTTATTTAAGTGACGGGGGGTGTTCCTATATAGAGGGGGTGGGGGTCTGCGGTTTTCAATTTTGTTCTAGTAATTCATGCAAGTCTTAGTGCGTAAGCACGCTGTCGGAGTCCCATTTTGTTTTGGGTTGGTGGGTATAGGGTAGGGGCTTATTTATACCACGCGAAACCTGACACTATGTCAGGTTAGTAAAAATAAGTTTACTATTTTTGGCTTTTGTCTGTCATTTAATACATAATTACACCATGTTGCGATTGATTGACACAGGGTTAATCATGGACAACATATTTTATAGGAGTATTAGCGATGGAAAATACAACGCTAAATCAAGCGGTGCTATCAACGCTTAAATCAGATAGTAAAGGGTTCGTTATTTCATCAACCGAAGCAATCGCAAAAGCGGAAGCAATCGCGAAAGTGATCGAGCAATTCATTAGCTCTAAGCTAATCAAGGCTAGATCACCCGAGGGAAAAACGATGGAAGAATATCGGGATGAAGTTGCGGACGCATGGCAAAATGCCCCCGATGAAGTTACTGAAGCTATCACAAGCGGAGTAACTGAGGGCGTTTTAGCTGGTGAAGCATACAAGGATAAAGTTGTCAGGATGTACGACAACGGATCTGAATATGTTGATCCAGATGTTGCGGAAGTATCCGCCCATAAGCAAGGAATTGATTTTAATCCTGATGATATTAAATCGTTTGGAATGAGTTATATCCTTACCCAAAATTGGCAGGCTCTAAGCTATGCCATAAAAAAGGATGGTACTACATCCAATCCAATGGGTTCTTATGGTATATCATTTAAGAAACTTGCGAATGATACAAGGACTACTTGTAAAAATACCATTGATCAAAATGTTAGCCGAATCAAGGGCCGCATCGTTAAGTACCTTGCAAGTACTTACGGCTTGATCAATGAGGAAGTTGATCCTGTTGATGAGATTGAAACCAAATCTCTTAATTGGGTCAAATCTCAGAAAAACTTAGTTGAGAAGTTACCCTCCGCTAAGCAACAGAAAATCTGGTCTGACGCTGTCAGTAAGTGTGATGAGATTCTAACTAAAGCAATCGCATCATTGAAGTAAGCTATCCCTAGCCCCACATGGTCAAAAGCCGTGTGGGGCTTTTTTTTGCCCTGAATTTTCTAGTATGCTTCCCCTTTTGAAACCAGTTCCCCCCGCGCGCGTGCGAGCGCCTCACGTTGCGAGGACGACCTGACACCCTGTCAGGTTTAGTTTCTACTATGATTATCATAGCTGACACAAATATTATAACCGTATTTCAACTATTCTGAAACCAGTTCCGAGCGAGCGAGCGTGGCATCACCAAGAATTATCATGCCTGACACCCTGTCAGGCTTTGTTCCAACGAGATTTACTTTGTTCCAACTTGATGACGTAGTCTGGAACAAGATTTTACTTTGTATATCAACGACTTAACTAGGTTTGTTCCAATGTTCCAACTATTTTTAACAGGATATGCTGGTTAGTAAAGTTTTAGGCATCGTTCGCCTTGTTTTTGCAGTGCAACCTAACTTTACATTCCCCCATCGTCCTACAAAACCACTGGAACATTGGAACAAAACACTAATTTAACTATAACTATATAATATTATATATAATAAAAACAACAACTTAGCTCATTGCCTATCCTCTTGTTCCGTTCCATTAGTAAAGTTACAGGGTCATATTTCGTGGAACATGAATAAAATCAAGCACTTACAGAGAAAACACCTTAAATTAGTAAAGTTATTTGGAACAAGATTTACACAAAGCTCACTTGTTCCATTAGTAAACTTAGCTTGGAACGGAACAAAAACCCAGTCGAATACAACACCCATCATCTAAGAAAACATTACATGAACAAAGTCTCAACGCTACGCATACTAGAAACACTATACCCCAATTTGTAAAAAACGATATATTTAGTACCCCACAAAATTTGAAAAGCCCTTGATTTGTTAGTAAACTTGTGGTATAATAATATAATGAGAGAAGCGAATTACATCTTTCAATTTTTTATTTTTTTGTCCTGACAGGGTGTCAGGTTTGAGGAGTTAAACTTTGGATTTACACTATTTATTTAGTAGCGAATATGCGAACGCTAAGAAACTTGGCTTGGCATCACAGTTCATTACTTTGTATAAACATTTTAGAAGATGTGATACATCGTTGAGCCGTGATGACAGTATATTCTATGCGATAGTCAATGCGACTAAATATTTACAAGGCTCTTTAGTTAGAGTTTATGGTAAATATTTAGGTGTAACAGGCGATGCGATGCGTATGCGTGGAGGTAGGCAATATACATTAGTTCGCTTTGCAAAGGGCAATAAAGATTATGTGTACAACAATGAGCTTAATGGTATTTAAACCTGACAGGGTGTCAGTTATTATTATATTAGGAGATAGTTATGAATAAGAAACTAAGTGAAGATTCAATACAAAGGTATTGGGAAGACAGTTTAAGGTATCATCGCATGTTACCTGAGTTCCAAATACAAGATCGTAAACAACGTAAGATTGATATGATCATGTCATGTGCTATGGCATATCTCATGGGCGTGTTGACTGTTCTTATTATATGGGCGATGTATCAAGTGAGGATTGGACTATGACTACCTGTAATCTATGTGGTAATGAATTCTCTAGCGATAGAGCAAAACTAGGTTTCAAGGTTTGTTTGGACTGTGGAGAAAGACAAGCCGAGAAAGTTAAGCATTGTGTAGCACCAATGCACAAGAGCAATTATATGTTATTCACAAACTACGATGACTTGAAAGGCATCAACAACAAAGGGGGATTAATTAAATGAGTATAACTAATTCAGAAGATATAAAAATTATATTAGCAAACAGACGCAAGATTAAGTCTGAGAAAGAATCATGGGCTAGGGATAGCTATGACAGGGGGTCTAACTTTGATATAGAAGATAGACAGTTGATAAATGACATTGAACAGTTCGCTCAAAGAGAGGATTAATTATTAGAAAAATAAACAGGTATGGTAAATTAGAATCTCTATTGACATATTAGTAAAGATGTAGTATAATAATAAGTAGAATGAAAATTTACCTTAGTTTTTATTTAAATTTATTTTACGAGCCTGACACCGTGTCAGGCTCTTTTTACATGGAGAGACATTATGTATAACTTTGAACAAGAAGTTAAGCTACAACAACCAAGTCATATCGTATCACTAGCAACATCGGCAGTGTTGGTATCAGTTGATGTGAATGTTTGGTCAGCAACAAAACAAGATCGAGTTATCTCAAGCGAGGTAACAACATCAAAGAAAGCAGATCCTAATGCAGGTCGGTTTGTTAAGAATCTATTATCTAACAACCCATACCACAAGGACTTAGTGAATTATAGACAGACTATTTATAATTGGCTTAAGCGTAGCACATACAGGTGGAACAACGCCCAGGACTTACTGCCAACCATCAGCTTAGAAACTTTTAAATCAGAGTATGACAAGCATGAGAGGGAGTTTAATAGATTACTAGATGTGTTCTGTGATAAATATGATTCTATTAAATCAAACATGGCTTTTAGTCAGGGGGATATGTATAACCGAGAGGACTATCCTGAAGTATCTGAAGTTCGTAGAAAGTTTGGGTGTAGATTGTACATATCAGAAGTTCCCGAACAGGACTTTAGGTGTCAGGTAGCGAGTGACTTAGCATCTGACTTAAAAATTACTTATGAAAGACAAGCAAGGGAGATAGTTAAAAATGTATTACATCAACAAACAGAAAGAATCATTGATGTCATGGAGAGTATCGCACATTGCTGTGGAACGCAAGAGATTACTACCAAAGACGGCGAGACTACAACAAAGAAACGAAAGATATATGATACAACCATCGAAAAAGCCAAAGACTTGTGTCGCACGATAGGGGCTTTTAGATATGTAGACAACGAACATAGTCAGAAACTTAGATCAGTAGCGAAACAATTAGATGATGCATTAGAGGGTGTGTCTACTGATATGTTACGAGATTCAGACTATACAAGAGATAGAGTGAAGAATGATATTGACGACATTCTATCTAAATTTTCAATTTAAACCTGACATGGTGTCAGGTATGCAAACTAGGAGAGCAACATGCATACACAGAGAGTAACAATTAGAGAGTTAGTAACACTTATTTATACTATTGGTAAAGATCTTACACCTATTATTCAATCAGAGCCCGGGTGTGGCAAGACATCTTTACTTAAGATGTTAGAGGAAGAACATGGTGACAAATATGATTACATCTATGTTGATTGCCCCGTTAAGGACATGCAAGACATAGCGATGACTATTCCTAACCATGAAACACGAACACTTGAAACCTATGTTGGTTCATTGTTCAAACTAGATAGTGCAAAGCCTAAGATTATCTTACTTGATGAGTTTATGAAAGCACCGAAATTACTACAAGTTATTTTTACTAGGCTCATGCTAGAGAGATGCGTAGGTGATACAAAGTTACCTGAGGGTTCTATTGTGTTTGGCACATCGAACAATCAAAGCGATGGAGTAGGCGATACGATGATGGCTCATGCGGGTAACCGAGTTTGTATCTTGCAAATGGAAAAGCCACGAGTTGAAGATTGGTTAGCTTGGGCGGGTGATAATGGCATACACCCATTGATTAGAGCGTGGGTCCACATGTTCCCTAGATCATTGAATAGTTACTTAGATGAGGGACAAGATGACAACCCATACATATTCAACCCAAAGAAACCACAGTTGAGTTTTGTATCGCCACGATCTTTAGCTAAGTCATCGGTCATTGTCTCTAACCGAGACACACTAGGAGAGGTAGCCACAATGTGTGCATTGTCAGGCACTATTGGGTTAAGTGCATCGGCAGATATGTCAGCATTTCTATCGCTAGAGAAACAATTACCTAAGTATGAGGACATCATCAATAATCCTGATACTACTAAAATACCAACAGAAATCTCAGCACAGTTGATGGTAATGTTCCAAGCGACAGACAAGATTAAGACACAAGACGAGTTATCTAAATTCATGAGATTCGTTAAGCGTATTAATTCGTCTGAGATACAAGCAATATTCTTTACAATGTGTGTGCGTAGTAAACAATGCCGAGCCATTGCTAGATCCAATGCGGACATAGCGAAATGGGCAACCGATAACTACGACTTATTTTAACACCTGACACGGTGTCAGAAAGGATTATGAGATATGAGTATCACACAAGAAACAAGACTTAAGAAAGCACACATCACTTTGATGAGACACCCTGAGACTGCACTTTACTCAGGCATCATGATGATGGGTAAGAATGAAGTTGTAGATGATATTCCAACGGCATGCACAGATGGGTTCAATAAAAAGTATGGTAGGAAGTTTATGGAATCTTTATCTGATGAGGAACTACGAGGTCTGATTCTACACGAGAACTTACACATAGCATTGAAACATATTCAACGCTTTAAGAAAGAGTTTAACGATGATCCACAATTTGTGAATGCATCAGCAGATTATGTTGTAAATGACATCATCATGAGTCTGGAAGATAAATCTGTATGTCACTTACCACAAGGTGGGTTATACAATGCGAAGTATCATAATTGGTCTGTCAGAGAAGTTATGAATGACTTGAAACAAGAACAAGAGAAAGGTAACCAACCTAACTTAGGTTCATTAGATGAGCATGACTTTGATGGTGATGAGGGAGAAGGTCTATCACCACAAGAACAGAAAGCACTAAGTGATAAGATTGATCGAGCATTACGAGAGGGTTCTATACTAGCAGGTAGACTGAAAGGTAAAGTGCCAAGAGGTATTACACAAATGCTAGAGCCCAAGCTAAGTTGGAAAGATATCTTGAGAGATTTTATTACATCACAAATGCGTGGCACTGATGAGTATACATGGCGAAAGTATAACAAACGACTTGTCGCTAATGATATTTATATGCCAAGCATGGAAGATGAGCGTGTAGGTGAGTTGGTAGTAGGTATAGATACGTCAGGTTCTATCAGTGATACATACTTGTCAGCATTTTTGACAGAACTGGTTTCAATCTGCGACATTGCCAACCCTGAAAAAATTAGACTTTTGTGGTGGGACACTGAGGTTCATGGTGAACAAGTATTTGAGAATGATTACAATGGACTATTTAGTAAAGCAAAGCCACAAGGGGGTGGAGGGACTGATCCAACCTGTATACCGAAATACATCGCTAAGAATAATATTAACGCACAGGCAGTTATTGTATTCACTGACGGTTATTTCTTTGAAATACCTACATGGGACTTGTCAACACCAACGTTGTTTGTAACAACAGAAAATGAAAATTATATCCCGACAGGGTGTCAGGTTATTAAACAAAACTTAGAGGAGTATGCATGATGAGTAAAATATTTAGAGTAAACATAACACAGTATTGCAAACCTATCACGGTGTTTGCACAAACAGAAGAACAGGCAATATTAAAAGCACAAGAACAATCAACATGGGAAGTGCATGATGCTGAGTTTCAAGCAGAGGAGATTACATCATGAGTAAAGAGATTATATACCGATTCACTGTCGGGTGTTGGTTTGTATTGGGTCTTACAATGGGGGCATTATCAATGCGAGTGTATGATATGTTTGATTATTTAGACAGACAAAAAGATACAGTATATATCTGTCATAAAAACATAGCATATCAAGCAATGGGCGAAAATGATGGTGTTGTGTATGTAAAAACAAACTTACAATGTTTAGGAGAGTAGCATGTTTGAGAAAGTATATTTTGATATATTAGCTGATATAGTAAAAAACGATAAACCATACAGAAATAGGCATAATGAATATCCTGTATTAAATAGACGGCATGGATATAAATACTTTAAACCTATTTATGAAACGGGTAAAAAGTTTAGTCAAGAAACCTTGTTGGGGTTTGATATATATTATTACAACACTAAACTAATTAGTGTTTATAAAGATGATGTTGTTGAGATACAAGAGCAAGATATTTATCAAGGCGAAAGACATTTTCTTAATTTATTAAATGCTGATTCTTTTGGTTCATGCTCACAAGGATATTGGAGCGAGGGTCAAATTATCTTTCATGATGTTCGAAGAGGTGGATCTGTATATGCAAAAGTATTAGATGCAAAAGGTAGATATGCAGTTACATTACCATTGCATCGTGGAATGAAATATTACATGAGATCTGATGAGCCTGTGACTAAATATGATATTGTCAGAATGATAGTTGATAGAAAAAAGTCTCATGACATACTGTCAGGTCACAAAGATGGACTTAAGTATATAAAAACTTATTGGAAATCAATTCTATCACAGATAAATAATTCAAGTTTTGATGAATTAGAAAAAGAAATTGATGAAAGGCTAAAGAGTAAATACTCTAATACATTCTTTAATGATAGTGAGATAGGTTACATACTTAAAGATTTAATTGAACAAAAAGATTATGCAACACTAGGAGATTTATTATTTCATAGAGGAAAAAGTAACAGTACCATATTTCATTACATGAAATGGAGATCTTCTGTGCCTGAAGGAGAAGTAGAGCGTGCTGTTAATTATATGTTAGATTCATTTAAACATTTAGTGTGGGATACTTTTGAAGTGTACAAAGAAATATCTACACCATGTGAATTACGATACATACCAAGCAATCCAATACAAAAAGTTGTTTTAAGAAAGGAAACTGTATGAGTAACCGAGAATACAAAATAGCAGAGATAAAAGCTAGATATAGTCGAGACGAGATATTAGATATGTTATTAGATTATAAAGGACAGTCATGGGATACGGCTACTCATGAAGAGATGTTAGAAGCAATAGTTAATCTACATTTAGATGGGTGTGATTCATATAATAAATACTCTACTGATGAACTAGCAAAATGTTTGGTAAACGAGCGTCAATGGTGGGGAGAGATGGAATGAGTATGCCAAGCATTGAAGACGAAACATGGCAGTATTGGTGTAACGAGGTGGAAGCTAATTGCCCAACACCGTCCGACAAGTATCGCATGGCTTACAAAGTAATGATGTATAAATGCTTTGAACACCCAAGTGAAAAGGAACGGCAACATATTATTGAGGGATTATTAGAACATTATATCTACTCAGTAGACAACAAAGATTTGATTCACTTGATAGCCGATGCATTACGAAATAAGGAGATAGACTATGACTGAGTTTGATTATGATATTAAAATTAAAATCCCTGTTGAGTTGAGGATATGGGATAAAGAAGGTAAAGAAGTTACTCAAACGATGGACTTGGTATTAGGTAGTGAAGTAATAGAAGATGATACTTTGCAGATGATATTCAGAGACATTGATAATTATATTAACACTAACATTATGAGAAATAGATAGGAGAGAGAAATGCAAATTAAAAAGGAATTTAAGTACTACGAAAATTATGACATTGAAGTTATGGATACTAAGTTTTTAGAATACATCTATGAAGTTTGTCATACTTATGGTTTGAAAGTATTAAATAAGATATTTTTAGTTGAAAGTTATACTGACTATTTAGATTTTAAACCTTACGATAGACGAGCAGAAGAGGCATATAAGGGAGAAGCTAATGCAGTTGCCTTGACTGAAAACGGAATTATTAATGCGGTCATATCTTATAGAAATGGTAACTATTATTATTCAACAGATAAAAGATTAAAAGAAAAAGGCGATCATAAGTTTATTAGATCAAGTAGTTTAAAAGATATACTTAGAAAAATTAAATTACATAGTACTAGATTACCTAGTGGTAATAAGCCAATTACAACGGCAGAAATATTAGGATTAGACATTCATAATAAACAGAACCCAATAGGTGCAAAAATACAAGCAGACTATGTAGACACAGCATCTATTAAACGAGATTATAATTCTATGAGTATGAATGGTGTTGAACTACATCAGCTATTATTACATTCATTGAAAGATAAAACAATAGAACTTAGTGATTCATACAAACAAAAACTTGACAAGTTTGATAAATTGTTCGATGATATTAACTTAGGTTTAACGAATATACAAAATGATCTTGCAAAACCTTTTTATGTATTTATTAAACAACCAATGATACATGGTAATGCTTGTGTAATATTTAAAGCTAAGTTAGATGAGCAATATAAAAGTTTACAAGTAGTTGGAGAAGTCAAGGGGTATGAAAATATAGAAGACTTCGAAGACTTTGATAAAGTTAAAAGTAAATTATTAATGTGGTCATTAGAAATAGAAAATAAATATTCAAATAAATCAGGCTTTTCTTGGTTAATTGATAAAGTTATTCCTAAAATTGATGAATACTTTAATTCTGATAAAGATAAAATAGATGCCGTAGAGTTTGGAGTTGGCGCACTTAAACTTCAATACAATACTTGGCAAATGTATGCGACTTATGTAATAGATGATAATTAAACACGAACTAGAACCTATACCACATTTCAAAATGACGGATTATATCCGTGTCCCCGTTCACAAGAGTGGAGATGATTATATAGTGCATATTGGTAAAAAGAATAAGCGAATATATACTCTTTCCACTCTACCTTCTTTTATTACATCTAAACTTACCGTAGCAAATGTATTATCTAATAATACTATTTCTGATGAACAGCTAGATCCTAGTAAATTATTTATTTGTCATGAAGATGGCGGAGATCCTGACTTAGCATGGAAAGCAAGTGATAGTTATTATATAGTTATAATTCATCATAATGAATTTTTATCGTTGTTAGGACTAGGAGAAAATGACACCTGAAAAGAAAGTTAAAACAAGAGTTAAGAAACTATTAGATGAACTAGGTTGTTACCATTGTATGCCTGCAACGGGTGGATATGGTGCAAGCGGAATACCTGATATTATTGCATGTTATCAGGGTAAGTTTATAGGAATAGAATGTAAAGCCAACGGAAACAAACCTACCTTACTTCAATTAAAACACCTAAATGATATTAGCTTTGCGGGCGGACTTTCAATAGTCATTGACGAACATAATATAAATATGTTAGAATTATATATCACGGGTAAGCAAACCATTAATAAGTAACCTGACACCCTGTCAGGTAGAAAAGGAATAACGTGTCAGAAATTAAAAATGATATGGTAAATCACCCACCACATTATACGGCAGGTGGTATAGAAACCATTGACTTTATCAAAGCAAAGCTATCACCTAAAGAATACATAGGTTATCTACGAGGAAACATATTCAAATACAATTCTAGGATTGGCTTGAAAGATGATCCTATTCAAGATGCAGGTAAGATTGAATGGTATGCAAAAGAACTTAAAAAATATATTCAGGAGATTAAATCATGAGTGATGATATTTTTATGCGAGTGAAAAGACTTCTCGAGAATCATGTTGAGGTCTTAAATAAACATAGTATCGGTGATGAACACGCAACTGAAGCACAAGACATCATTGATGAATTAAATGTGTTGATTAAAAACAAGGCATTTATTGAACACTTAGAACACGAGATTGAAGAAGAGGAACGCAAGATGGTCAGCGATGACTTGGCTAAAGAAATTCTTAACGGAAAGTTTTGTGTTGGTAGTCAATGTGAAGACTAAGAACTGGTATCAACAACAATGAAATGCGAGAACGGCAATGAGTTTACCCATGCACTATTAGATTTTGAAGGTAGCATTATAAAAAAATATAGGTGGACAGACAAAGATTATAAGTGGTATATTGGTACTTACCCAGACAATACTATTATAAAACTTGATAAGCCACCTTTTAAATCTGAATATCAACGATCATTAGAAATAGTAGGAGAATGTTTATTTTGAAAAGATTAAAACAAAAATCACATGGTAGAGATTATATTCCTTTTTATAAAAAAGGACCAAAAACAACGTATGAAGAAAAAGTATTAATAGTTAAAAAACTGTTAGAAGAAAAACCTGATATAAATTCTAGACTTAGAGTTACTAAAATAACAGGTATACAAAGTAATATATTAGATTTAATGGATAAAAATAAAGATGTGACTACTTTGCCTGCAAAGAAAAAAAGCGGTCATAATAAATGGACACGTAGTTTAGGTATGTTAAGTAATAAAAAATATGGCAGATGAAATAGATATAGCAAATGATCAAGTACAAAAATCTTTAGATATGACTATGAGAACAATTAATGTAGAAATCAAAGAGAATGATACAGGACGATGTCTTTGGTGTGGTGAACCAGTCAAGGACAAACGTAGATGGTGCAGTATAGACTGTCGAGATGAGCAAGAACGATTTAATAAATAAAGGAGAGAGTTATGAAACTTATGGATAAATATAAAGATTATATTAATAATATGGAAAACGAGATTTATAGGGAAAGATTTAAAAAAAGAACTATGGAACTAGATAAATATTTTGAAAAGAATAAAGCGATAGTTAAAATAGTATTACCTGAAGATCAAAGAGATTTAATTGCAACACAAAGTAGTGGTTCAAAAACAGGAAAAGACTTTAATAAATTATCTATGGATAAGCAAGAGATGTATAGCAAATCACTATCTTCTTTCTTGTGGTCTGTGATGCAGAAACATCAATATGCATTTGGTGATAAACACTATAGCTATTATGTTAGATGGGCTAAAAAGAATTTTAAATGACTGAAGGTATAGTTAGTCCATGCAATTCAATTTGCCGATATGAAGAAATTAATGGAGAACCACGATGTTTAAGTTGTTTCAGAACCTACGAAGATTTATCTAACTGGATGTATCTAACAAATGAAGAGCGACAAAAAAGAATTAGACAAATTAAGAAAGATAGGAGAGAGTATGAACGTCAGCAAAAAAACAATGGAGATTTGGCAAAAAAATCTTAAACAAGGATATCGTTTTTTTCAACCATGTAACGCTATTCAATTAACACCAAGAACATTAAGAGAAGCACATGCCATTAAAAACTCAAGGAAATAAATGTAACAAATGTTCTAACCCCGCTAAGTACTACGATAAAAAGAAGTGGTGGTGTGGATTTACAATGGATGCACATGGATACTGCAAAGCAGAGAAAGAAAACAAAAATGACAGAAGATGAATTTATAAAATTATTTACAGAAATAGTAAATAAACTAGGTTTAGAATCAGATATTTCAATAGAGGAAGATATGATTGGATTTCCCGTAGGAAAGTGGAGCCGAGAAGAAACAGAAAGAATACTTTCCACTATATCTGATTATGTAAAATACGGAAAGAACTCTCACTGATGCAAATAGTAACGCTCGACTTCGAGACATTTTATGATACGGGATACGGACTAAATAAATTAACCACTGAAGAATATATTAGATCAGAACAATTCCAAGTCATAGGCTACGCAATAAAAATAAACAACGGCTCTACTAAATGGTATACAGGATCACACGAAGAGTTACAAGAAGAACTTAGTAAAATAAACTGGAAAGACTCAATGTTACTCTGTCATAATACTTTGTTTGATGGAGCTATTCTTAGTTGGATATTTGACCTACACCCATTCGTATACTTGGATACCCTGTCAATGGCTAGGGCTATACATGGTGTCAATGCAGGGGGATCATTAAAAGCCCTTGCTGAACGATATAATTTAGGTGTAAAAGGTACAGAAGTATTAGACGCAAAAGGTAAAAGGCTAGAAGATTTTGCTGACCACGAGCTACATCAATATGGTGAATATTGTAAGAACGATGTAGAACTTACACATAAACTATTCATTACTTTGTCTCAAGACTTTCCTATAAAAGAATTAAAACTGATAGACATTACCTTAAAAATGTATACAGAACCCACCCTAGAAATAGATGATGGGATTTTAATAACTCGGCTCGAGGAAGTCAAAGAAGAAAAGTCAAAACTACTTTTAGGATTGATGCATAGACTTGAATGTGAAGATGAAGAATGTGTGCGTAAAAAATTAGCAAGTAATAAACAGTTTGCTGAATTATTAATGGAACTTGGTATAGATGTACCAACAAAAATTAGTCCAACCACAGGTAAAGAAACGTATGCACTAGCCAAAAATGATGTAGGATTTATTGAGTTGACTGAACATGAAGATTCTTTTATACAAGAATTGTGCTCGGTCAGATTAGGTACAAAATCTACAATGGAAGAATCAAGAATAGAAAGATTCATAGATATTGCGGGAAGAAATAATTATAAGTTACCTATTCCACTTAAATACTATGGTGCCCACACAGGTAGATGGGCAGGACTAGATAAGGTTAACTTTCAAAACTTACCAAGCCGTGACGCAAAAAAGAAAGCCCTTAAACAAGCTATTGTTCCACCTGAAGGGCATGTGATTATGAACGTAGACTCTTCACAGATTGAAGCTAGGATACTTGTATGGCTAGCTGGGCAAGAGGATGTAGTTGAACAATTTAGAAAAGGAGACGACGTTTATTCAGTATTTTCATCAAAAGTATTCAACAAAGAAGTTTCCAAAGATACACCTAAAGAACGATTCATTGGTAAAACTTGTGTTTTAGGATTAGGCTATGGTACAGGGTGGCAAAAGCTACAACACACATTATCTACATCACCACCCGGTGCTGACTTATCAGATTTTGAGTGTCAAAACTTAGTAAAAATGTATCGTGATATTAATTATAAAGTGATAGACTTATGGAAAGAATGTGATAAAGCATTAGAAGCTATTGCAAATTGGAATAATAGGGAAGAATATTATTTAGATAAACATAAATGCATAGCTGTTACTGAAGAAGGATTAAGATTACCTAATGGATTATATATTTACTATCCTGAATTACGATGGGATACATCAGAAGCACAAGGTAAGTATGTATATAAATCTAGGTACGGAGTCAATAGTATATGGGGTGGTTCAGTAGTAGAGAATGTAGTACAAGCGTTAGCTAGAATTGTCATAGGTGAACAAATGATTAAAATAGCAGATAAGTATAAGCCTGTACTAACGGTGCATGATGCAGTTGTTATCGTCGCAGCCAAGCATGAAGCAGAACAAGCCTTAAATTTTGTAATGGAAGAAATGTCAAAACCGCCTGAATGGGGTAAGGACTTACCAATATCATGTGAGGGAGGATATGCAGATAACTATGGAGATTGTTAATAAATCTTTCGGTAGTGAACACATTTTAGCTTTTGATAAAACAAATGTTTTACGAAGATTATTTATGTTAGCTGATCAATGGGTATCAAGATCAAAAGACTTTCCATTTTTTACATTAGGTCGAAGTGCTTATCTAGATGGTCAAACAGCTCAATATAAAGAAGGACAAAAAGCAATGAATGCTTTATTATATGATAACTTTGTAGGTCTATATAAAACAATCCTTCAAACGTTGCAAGACGAACTTAATGAAGATGTTGTTTTAGCTGAAGATTTATGCTATCCAGGTTTTCATATATTTCCTTCACATGAAAAGTTTTTAACCATTGCAGGTAATTGGCATCAAGATTATCCACACATGACTTTAGGACTTCCTGATGTAGATGCAAGCACTTTTACTATCCCTATACTGATACCAAAATCAGGAGCAGGGATTGACTATACTATTGATAAAGGACATTATTATTTACCATACAAAGAAAAAGTAATGATATGGCATGATGGTAGAACATTACACAGAATAGCAGGATTTAAAGAACACGTGCCTGATGAATTTAGAATCACAATGCAAGGACATTTAATACGACGTAACAATAGAATGGAAGTGTTTTGGTAAACCAAAAGAAAAGGAAAAGAAATGAGATTTGATGATAACTACTTTAATAGAAACGGAACTAAGAAAAAATGGCAAAAGTAAAACAATCAGTATCAGGAATAAAAACACACGCGCCCGTGCACAAACGAACATCGCAAGGTGGTCGTCGAGTTAAGATGCAAACAATGAATAAGAATAAAAAAGCATCCTATAAAAAATATCGTGGGCAAGGACGATGAAGACAATTATTCATGTTAATCAGCATGTCATAAAGTCTAATCGAAAAAACGAAGTAGAAGACCCTGTGCTAACAGTTAAAACATATAAATCAAATACCTATGCTAAAGAAGTAAAGATACATGGGGACTCTAAAGTGGTATATAGTCCTAACAAACCTTTGTCCTGCGGTGCACACGTATGGATTGAAACCGAATCAAAAGTGGAGATAACTAAATAATGGCTAATTTTACTTGGAGTTATTCATCACTTAAACAATATCAAAATTGTCCTAAGCAATATCATCACCTAAGAGTTTTAAAAGATTATCAATCAAAAGAAACAGAAGCCACCATATATGGTAAAGAAGTACATAAAGCTTTAGAAGAATATGTAAGAGATGGTATAGAGTTGGCAAAAAACTATCAACGTTTTAAATCAGTAATTGATGCATTAATTAATATACCCGGTGAAAAATATTGTGAATATGAAATGGCTCTTACATTTGATAAAGGACCTTGTGAATTTGATAGTTCTGATAGATGGGTTAGAGGTATAGCTGATTTAATAATAATTGATGGACCTTATGCATTTATAATTGATTACAAAACAGGAAGTAATAAATACCCTGACCCTAAACAATTAAGATTAATGTCTTTAATGGTGTTTACTCATTTTCCTGATGTACAAAAAGTAAAAGCAGGATTGTTATTTATAATGCATAATAGTTTTATCACTGAAGAATATCTTAGAAAAGATATGAGTAAATCTTGGGATATGTTTGAACAACCTTTAAAAAGATTAGAAGTATCTTATGAAACTGATGTTTGGCAAGCTAACCCTACTCCCTTATGTAAGTGGTGCCCAGTAAAGAGTTGTGAGTTTAATCGGGGTTAAGTTTTGAATTTAGAATTAATTAAATGTAAACGCACAGATTCTATATATCAAGAAATAAGAAACAGACATTATATCCCTAATAAAGGAACTCATGGACAGCAAATGCATTATAAAATAAAATTAGATAATAATATTGTTGGTATTATTAGTGGTGCAAGTTCAGTATGGGCAGTAAAAGCTAGAGATGATTTTTTTGGATTAACAAAAGAGAATAAAAGAAAAGGACTGCCTTCTATTATTAATAATACTGTTTTTAGATTAGAAGTACACGTTCCAAATTTAGCGACTAGAGTTTTAGCAATGTGGAGAAAAAGATGTGCTCAAGATTGGTTGGAAAGATATAACGTAATTCCACACGGATTTGAAACATTTGTAATAGAAACAGATTATAGAAAAGGAACTTTATATAAAGCAGATAATTGGGTTTGTTTAGGTAAAACTGCAGGAAGTACAAAAGCTCATCCAAAAGGAATGACACAGAAATCTGAACGAGTTGAGACTATACCTAAATTAATATACGCTAAAAAAATACCTAAAACAAAATTATCTACTGAGTATGAAGCTACTTGGAATAAATAATGTTTAAAAGAAACTGTGTTACATGTAATACAAAGTTTGAAACTTACCACCCAAAATATCTTAATTGTTCTCCCGAATGTAATTCTATTTATAGGGTCAATGCTAGATATGAAAGAGAGAACAATGATTGGGAAAGATATTTTAAACACTTACTGTCTAAAAAAGAGTCAAATCTAACCGTTGCTCAATTAATAGGCAAGATAGCAGAACAAGACTATAAGTGTGCTTTGTCAGGAGTTGAGTTAACCTGTGTACATAAACGTGGTACTATCATATTAACTAATGCAAGTATAGATAGAATTAATGCAGGAAAAGAGTATAATTATGATAATATTCAGTTAGTCTGTAGGGCAATCAATAACTTTAGAGGTGACCTGAGTGTAGAAGAATTTGTAACTTGGTGTAAGAGGGTATCATATCATGCCATATGTAAATAAGAAAAGACCTTATAAAAAAGAATACGAACAACAAAAAGCAAGAGGCGAACATTCTAATCGAATGGAACGTCAACGTGCTCGTCGTAAAGTTGATGCAAAAGGTAAAGACTTAAATGGTAATGGTAAAGCTGATATGAGAGAAGGAAAAGATATTGCTCATCGTAAAGCATTATCTAAAGGTGGATCAAATAAAAACGGTATGACTATTCAGTCTAAATCTAAAAACCGTTCATTCAAAAGAAACTCATCAGGAAAACTGGTTTCTGAAATAAGTAAAAAAGAATCTAAAAATAAATAGTAAATAAAGCTTGACTTTCTTTTAAGACAAGTTATACTAGTAATGTTATGTTATTGGTATACAAAGTATGAGATTAATTGATGACAAAATAGTTTCTATTAAATTAAAAGAAAAATCAGCAAACATTGTTTTAAATGATATTCAACGAAGTGAGTTGATTAAAAAAGACAATGACATATATGAAGTAGCTATTTACTGGGGTCTAGATGAGATGACTAGACTTAACCAGCTTTTAAAATTTAATAAAAACTTACCTTCACCTATCACAAGAGATTATGATTGGCCCGGTTTATATAAACCCTTTGACCACCAGCGTGTTACTGCTGAATTCTTATCTATAAATCAAAAAGCTTTTTGTTTCAATGAAGCAGGTACAGGTAAAACTTCGTCTGTTTTGTGGGCGGCTGATTACTTAATGAAACAAGGTAAAATTAAAAAAGTATTAATAATATGCCCATTATCTATTATGTATTCTGCATGGCAAGCTGATGTATTTAATACATGTATGCATAGAACTTCCATTGTATGTCATGGAACAAGAGACAAAAGAGAAAAAATTATAGACAGTAATTATGATTTTACTATTATTAATTATGATGGTGTTGCTATTATTAAAGACTTAATTGAACGAAAAGAATTTGATTTAATTGTAGTTGATGAATGTAATGCATATAAATCTACAGCTACTACAAGATGGAAAGTATTAAATAAAATAATTAAACCTTCTACAAAACTATGGATGATGACAGGTACTCCTGCATCTCAATCCCCGATAGATGCATTTGGATTAGCTAGATTAGTATGTGCTCATCGGGTTCCTAAATTTAAAAATGCATGGAGGGATCGGGTCATGTATCAAGTTGCTAGATTTAAATGGTTACCTAGACCTTCGGCAAAGAATGATGTATTTAAAGCATTACAACCAGCAATCAGATACTCTAAAGATGAATGTCTAGACTTACCTGATGTAATGTATCAAACAAGAGAAGTAGAATTAACACCACAAGCAAATAAATACTATAGACAGTTAAAGAACCAAATGCTTATTGAAACAGGTGGTGAACAAATTACAGCTGTTAACGCAGCTGCTGGGCTAAATAAACTGTTACAAATATCAGGTGGTGCAGTTTATACAGATACAAAAGAAACAGTTAGATTTGATATCAAACCTAGATTAAGTGCGTTATTAGAAACAGTAGAAGAAACTGAACATAAGATATTAGTGTTTGTACCTTATAGACATACTATTAATTTTGTATCTGAGTTTCTAACAGATAATGGTATTACAAATGAATTAATACATGGTGGCATTTCTGCAACAGATAGAGCTTCCATAATTACTAGATTTCAATCGTCAGATGAACCAAGAGTTTTAGTAATACAACCTCAATCAGCTTCTCATGGTGTAACGTTGACTAGAGCAAACGTAGTTGTGTTTTGGTCTCCAGTTATGTCAGTAGAAGTTTATTTGCAATGTATTGCTAGGATGGACAGAGTAGGGCAAAAGAACAAGATGACGGTGGTTCACCTACAAGGTTCTGATGTTGAAAAGAGGATGTATGCAATGCTACGTGGCAAAGTAGATTTGCATACTAAGTTAGTTGACTTATATCGTGAGGAGATTAGTGAATGAAAGTAGACAGTATTGTTACGGCTTATCTTAAGATTAGAGATGAACGTGATAGATTAACTAGGGAGCATGAGGCTAGAGATAGAGAATTAGCTAATGATCTTGCTCAACTAGAACAAATACTCTTAAACTCATGTAATGAAATAAATGCTGACAGTATTAAAACTGAAGTAGGCACTATCATTAAGAGTACAAGAGAAAGCTTTGTGTGTGGAGATTGGGATAATTTTAAAAAGTTTGTCATGGATAATGATGCTATTGAATTATTACAACAACGTATACATCAAGCAAATTTTAAAGAGTTTTTAAGTAATCGCGAGGATGAAGGATTACCTCCAGGCATTAGTAGTATGCGAGAATTTAAAATCACTGTACGTAAACCAAGTAAAACTTAGGAGATTATATTATGGCTAATGAATTAGCAAACATTTTACAAAACAATCCTGCAGTAGTTCAAACAGGACTAGACGAAGATACTCTTGCCGTTGCCGGTGGTAACGTTGGTAGTGGTAGTAAACGTATTTCAATCAGAGGTAAAAACTTTCACAAAGTTGTGAACGGTAAAGAAGTAGCAACCATTGAAGATAACTTTATGGATGTAATTATAGTTAAGATGTCACACACAGCCGCTAGAACATTTTATGCAGCATCATATAGAGAAGGTGAAAAAGTAGCACCATCATGTTGGTCTGGTGACTCCAATACTCCTGATCCAGCAGTAGAATCACCGCAGGCTAAATCATGTAATGAATGTCCACAAAGTGTAAGAGGTTCAGGTATGGGTGGTACAGGCAGTGCATGTAGATTATCTTGGAGAATAGCAGTAGTTTTACCTGCTGATCCATCAGGTGATATTATGCAATTAGTACTACCAGCTACGTCAGCTTTTGGTAAAGAAGAAAATGGTAAATGGCCCTTTAGACCATATATTCAAATGTTAGCAAATAATAATGTTAGTGCTGGTCGTGTAGTAACACGTATGCAATTTGATCCTAAATCATCAGTACCTAAGTTATTGTTTTCTCCTATTGCGGCTGTTAACCCTGAAGATATTGAGCTACTACAAAGACAAGGTAAAACACCGGCTGCAGAATCAGCAGTTAAAATGACTGTATATCAAACTGATTCTAAAGAAGAAACTACGGAACAACCTAGGCAAGCTGTCTTACAAACAGAAGCAGATGAAGTAGATGAGCCAGAAGTAGTTGCAAAGGCAAAAGCAGAAAAGGCAAATGATATAGCTGATATCATGAATAAATGGGGTATTAAAGACTAGGAGAACGATATGGCAAGACCTTATAGTACTAAATTTTTAGTCGGACTTTCCAACGCTGATTCTAATAGAGTTGGCATACAATTAGCTAAACTTTGTGTTGATGCAAATATACCAGCTAATAGTATTGCCAACTTCTTTGGAGTATCAAGAATGGCAGTGCATGGATGGTTTCGTGGTAATTACATTAGAGAAGAAAAATGTATAAAGATTATGAAATTTATTGATTATGTTAAGAGAGATTTAGATTCTGGCGATTTACCAGCAAAGACTACTAAATCTACAAAGGAGTATTTAAGTAATATACAAGATAAATATTTATAGAAAACCACTATTATGATTAAACAATTTTATAAAAAAGTATTACCCAGTAAAGGCACCTATTGTATTGCTGAAATAAGCAAAGAAGGTAGGGTAAAACATCATTACACAGAGTCTATTGCTAAGATAGAACCAATAATAGAAGATATAAAAAGTCAAAGAGACACCAATATATATGTAGCACCAGGTAGTTTTAATAAAACAAGACTAGCTAAAAACTCTTTATACTTTAAATGTATCTTTATTGATGTCGATGTAGGCGATAAAAAAGACTATAAAACTAAAGAGGAAGCTGGTGAAGCATTAGATAAATTCATTGAAGAATCTGAGCTACCTAGACCAATTAGAGTTGACTCTGGTAATGGCTACCATGCATATTGGTGTCTTGATAGGGACATAACCAAAGAAGAGTATTTGATATATTCAAAAAAATTAGCAGACTATTGTAATGAAAAAGGTCTAAAAAATGACCCTGCTGTTATGAAAGATACTGCTAGGATTATGCGATGTCCTGATACTCACAATTATAAATCTGATCCACCTAAACATTGTATTGTTATGGATGAAGATATTGGCACCTATACAATAGAAGAAATACAAGCAGTGTTAGGAGAAGTTCAACCATCACTAGAGGATATATTAAATCAAGCTAAGAGTCCTTTAACAGAAGAAGAACGTAAAGCTTTAAAACTTGATAACTTTCAATCATCATTTGAGAAAATAGTTAAAGAGACTATCAAAGGTAATGGGTGTGGGCAGATAATGCATATACTACAAAATGCTTCTACACTTCAAGAACCTATGTGGTATGCAGGGCTATCCATTGCTCAACATTGTAAAGATAAAGAAAAAGCAATACATCTAATATCTAGTGAGCATCCAGGCTATAACGCTGAGGAGACAGAACGTAAAGCTATGCAGTCACAAGATAAACCTTTTTCCTGTGATAAATTTAATGATTTAAATCCTGGTATTTGTGAAGGATGTCAACACTATAAAAAGATAACTAACCCGTTAGCCATTGGTAAAGAGTTTATAGCAGCGCCTGTACCAGAAAATTATGTTTTAGGTAACACAGCAGTTGTAGCTAAGTCTGGATATCCTAAAGATCTTTATCCCTATGTACGTGGTGCTAGTGGCGGAGTATATTTTGAGTTTGAGCAAGAGTATGACGACGATGGTCAACCATTACCTAGAAAGAAACCTTTAATGGTATTACCTTATGACTTTGAGCCAATTAAAAGAATATATAGTCCTGTTGATGGCGAATGTTTAGAAATGCAATTAGAGCTTCCACATGATGGAACTAGACAGTTTTTAGTCCCTATAAAATCTTTATATGCTGTGGATAAATTTAGAGATATAATAACAAGTCAGGGTATTTTATATAACCCTAATAATCAACAAGGTAAACATCTTATGACATACATATATAAATGGGGAGACTACTTAGTTTCAAGAACACGAGCAGATATTATGCGTATGCAAATGGGATGGACTGTAGACAAAGATGCATTTATTATTGGTAATAAAGAGATTAATAGAAAAGGAGAGATATTAAATAGTCCTACATCACCATTATGTAAAAGCATTGCTGTACATCTTAAAGAACAAGGCGAATATGATAAATGGAAAGAAGCTGCTAATAAACTTAATTATCCTAGTTTAGAACTACATGCTTTTACTATGCTAACTGCATTCGGCTCGGTCTTATTAAGTGAAACATCTACAAACGGTATGACTATATCTTTAACAGGATCAGATTCTGGTACAGGTAAAACAGGTTCTTTGCATGCAGCGTTAAGCGTATGGGGTGATCCTAGACAACTTGGTATTAACACCACAGAAGGTTCAACTAACAATGCATTAGTGGGTAGATATTTAGGATTACATAATATTACTTTTGGATACGACGAGGTAGGAAATATTGACAGCCGTACACTAAGTAATTTAATACTTAAGATATCATCAGGTAAAGCAAAGATAAGAATGCAGGCATCAGTTAATGCTGAACGAGATCATGAAATGTCAGCCTCCTTGATAGCTGTGTTTACATCTAACCATTCTTTATATGACAGACTTACAACATTTAAGAAAAACCCAAACGGTGAAGTAGCAAGGCTTATAGAATTTACAGTAAGAAAGCCAAAAATATTAATTGAAAAACCAGAGCTAGGCTTTGAAATATTTAATTCTTTTGCCCATCATCATGGTCATGCAGGTATAGACTTTATACAAAACTTATTTAAATATACAAAAGAAGAAATCGTAGCCAAACTTAATAAATGGACTAAGAAATTCAAAGAAGATTTTGGTGATGATACTACGTATAGATTTTATGAAAACATGATATCAGCCGTTTTTACTGGAGGAGAAATAGCTTGCGAAGCTGGTATAGTTGACCTTAATTTAGATAGGATTTATAACCAAGTTATTCACGAGATTATTAACATTAGAGATAACGTTGTTCGGATTAATGACGTAGACTACGAGAGTATGCTTGGTGAGTATATTAACTCACATCAAACAGGTATTCTTGCTATTGAAGAAAATAATAGGATATCTATGGAACCACGCTCTGATTTAGTCATGAGAGCTGAACTTGATAAATCTTTATTATGGATAGAGAAGCGTCACTTCAGAGAATATCTGGCTGAAAGTGGTATAAGTATAAATGATTTTGTATTTAAAATGAAAGAGAAAGGATATAACATACGTGATCATAAACGCAGAATGGGTACTGGCTGGAAAGCTGCTACAGGGTTTAGTGCAGTTATGGCACTAGAAATAGATACTACTAAATTCCTAGAAGATTTACTCAAGGAAAATAACAATGAGGCTGCATGATGAGCCAGAATGGAACTTTCCTTTAGATTGGATGAGTATAGGAGATAGTTTTTTCATACCAACACTTAAGGCATCATCTGTTATATTTGCTATTGATGAAGGTGCTAAGCGAGCTAAGATAAGAGTTAAGGCTTTTCAAAGTATAAAAGAAGGGTGCTTAGGTGTTAGAGTATGGAGAGTTAAATAGTTAGTCATATTGCTCAAGCCCAACTTCAATCATAGCTGCAATATTTTTCTTATATAATAGTTGTAATTCTTTAATACCTTGTAATCTAGCTTGTCTTTCTTTTTGACTTAATCCAGGCATTCTTCTTATTGTGGATGCTTGGTCATTTAATTTATCCAAATCTGCTTTTTGTTGATTATATGCATCTATAAGTACAGGTACAGAAGGATACTTACTTAAAACTTTATTATATTCTATTGGGTTAGCGTCTTTAAATAAGTCAATTCTTGTTTCTAAAGCCTTTAATCTTTCCACTTGCTTACTATAATCTCGTTGTTCAATCCTAGAATATTTACTTATAAAACTATCAAAGAATATAGTATCTCGTTTAAAATCAAATTCTTTCTGTCCACGTAAGAATAAACTAATACCATATATATCATGAGCAACTCTTGCTATAGCATCCCCATAGTTATTTGCAAAAAAACTTATTGTATTGGGACCCCAATTTATATAACCACCTGATATTTCTGCAAGGAATCTAGAAGCATCTTTATACGCTTCAGGTATTTCATCGCTACCACCAAATGCGCCACCATATTTTCTAGTTTGTAATGGACTATAAATATTTTGTCCGAAAGCGTTTAAATTAATAGCATACTCTACAGCAGGTCTAGCAATAGATGGAGCAGCAGTATCTAATACCCAACCAAGAGGATGTTCAAAAGGACTCATTCTTGAAAAAGGTAATGGCATAAAAGAATCTAACATAATGTTATACATATTACCTAATGTATCAGCTAATGGAATATTTTTACCACTTTGCGCAGCTGCTAACTGAGCTCCCATTGCAGCAAATCCACCTGGACCAAAACCCCAAGGTATTTGTAATACAGCATCTTTATCAAAACCAGGTAACCAACCTAAACTAACTCTTAAATATCTAGTCCATCTCGCTGGATCATCTTCTCGTGTAGGATTATCATCATCACCTCCACTAAACATAGCAGCCATTTGCCATGCAACATACCCAACGGATACACCAACTGCAATTGTAGTCAATGCTGCTTGTCTTCTTTTATCAAAGTCCGCTTCCCATGTAGCTAATCTTTGAGGATCAGCTTTAATATAATTTGGTAAGTTTTGTTTTGCTATATCTTTTCTTTGTAGTGCTGCGGAAAAAGATTCAAAAGCTCTCATGATACCCACCGCACTTGGTTTAAAAAACATAAACCATGCAGCCATTTTATCACCTTGTATACCTGACTCTTCAAAGTTAGATAATCTTTTAGCATACACAGTAGCTGTTTCTATAGCAGCTTGTTTTACATTTGCAGGAATTTGATTTTCTGAAAGCCCTGGAGCATTTTTAGTAATATAATTTTGTTTTGCTGTTCTATATGCAGCAGCCCGAGTAGCCATCTCAAAGGTACTCATCCATATATCAAAGAAATCTTTTACACCTTGTTTAGTTCTAACAATACCATCTTTATTCTCTCTTATACTTTGTCTTAATCTATTAAATGCATTCTCAATAGATAGAGATTGTGAGTAAGATATCATCCCACCATTTTCTAAATATTCAACTAGATCAGCTGGTAAGTTATTACCTTTAGCAGTTTGTTGTTGTACATATTTTCTTAGGTCATTTTTTTGCCCTTTAGTATACATACTCATTACATTCCATGTTTGTTGCATACCACCATTAACAACTGTATTAGCTATATTAGATGCATAACCTCCTAAATCTTTTAAACCAAACTCATTTCCAATATAAAATAAGTTAGTGATTGCATCACGAACAAAGTTTAATGTTGCAAACGGTGGATTAAACCTAGTATGAAATTGTCCTATAGTTCCTGTAAAACTATTTAACGTATTAACCCAAGTAGGATTATCTGCATAAACACCTCTAATAGCTTCTACTAAATCTGGGTCTTTAATTTGTATTATAGCCATCGAACCATCACTCAATAAATGAACAATAGTATCTTTTTTATCTAGTTCTTCTTGTATTTCTGGATCATTTAAATATCGTTGTTGATATGTAAATCGTTTTAATATTTTACCTTCTATAGCTTGCCCTTTCACAGGTTTACCTGTAGTAGGATCTGTATAATCTATAGTCTGGGTAACTGCATTATATATAGATTGTGTATAGTTAATTCTACCTGCTCTTCCTGCAGCTCTTGATGCATCAACTAATACTTGTGTAAATGGGTCTTCTGCATCATTATGATTACCCTCAAATGAACCTTCTAATTTTTTAAGTTCTCTAGATAATCTACTACCTGTTGGATTAAATATTGCATCTTCTGATATACCTTCAGCATCTTGTCTATGTTTTAAAGGCACATAGTTTTTCCAACCATAGAACTCAATAATATTCATTGCCTGAGGACTAGCATAGTTAGCAGTTTGATTTAATTTTAATGTTTGCTGATTTATTAATTGCATTGAATTTTTAACATGCTCGATAGATTGATATAATTGTGGATCAGCACGCTTAATACTTTCTATTTCAGCTTTTAATATAGCCGCTTTTTCAGAGTTGTAAGTGGATACATCATATCTAGAATTTACAATGTCAGTTGGTCCGCCTTTTTTATTTGGAGATGCGTAACTTATACCTGCAACTCCATCTACAGTATTTTTACCAGATATTTTTGTATCCTGATTAGCTAATTTTCTAAGTGTTTGTTTATAGTTTTCTAAATCAGCTTTTTTCTGAGTAGCATCAGACCATACTTTAGTAGTAATTTGATCCATTATATTTTGTCTTAAATCTGCAGGACTAGTTAAACTACCATCTTTTCTTCTAATAATTTTTTCTGTACTTAATGGTACATCTAGTAAGTATCTTACTTCTCTACGTTCGGATTCATGTAATCCAGTTAACCATTGTTGTAATTGAGCTTTTGCTTCTGCTTCATTTAAACCTTTACTTTTTTGTAGATCTATGTAGTCTCCTAAAGCTAAAGAATACTCATTAAATGCAGGCATCATTTCTTTCATGTAATTATCTGATATACCAAAGGCTCTTGTTAATTGGTCAAACACATTATTGAACCCATCAACACCTATTAACAATAAGTTAGAACGTTGTAATTTATCCTGTAATTTTTTAATTTCAATGTTTCTGTTAGCAAAGTTTTTAATTGCACTTGTAAGTACCTTATCTCCATTTTTAAGAAACCCAAAAAATGTACTTCTAATTCTATGTCCAACTCGTTCATCTTTTTTTTCATAATTTTTAACTAAGTCTTCTTTAATTTCATCTAAACTTCTATCACGTCCTTTACTTCTAACAGGCTCTCCTTTTCTAGCTAGAACTTCAGAATATCTTATTTTTTTAGGAGATGGTATTCTGTCTATCCTATTATTATTTAAATCTTCTTGTGCAGATATTAAACTTTCTGGGAATCTAATATCTAGTATTTTTTTCCTAAAGAATTTTGTAAGGTCTGAATCCTTTCTATTTTCTATGGCTCTTAACTCATCTAATTTATCTCTAAATAAAGCTTTCTTATACCATTGATTCCACCTTGTATTATCTCCTTTGTATGGTCTAGTTCCTATTTTAAATAATCTTGGAGATACAGATATAACATCAGCTAATAAAGTTTTATCTATAGATTGTAATCCTAAAGTAGTTGCAACAAAATCTATAAAGTCACTAAATAAAGTTTTAAAGAATCCCTCTTCTTGCAAAGTTGTATTTTCTTCACTTTCAATAGATGCTAAAAATTTTTGAAATTCATAATTAGTAAAAGCTTCAGCTATAAATTCTCGTATATTTGTTAAACCATAATATTCTTTACCTCTTTCTTTAGCTGATTCAGTAGCTTTATTAAATAATCTATCTAACTTTGCTTTTTCAGCTTTAGTTAACATGTCATACTGTATACTTGCCACTGTAGCTGCATGTACATATTCATGTAATAAAATTGCATCAGTTTTTCCTGAATTCATATCATCACGAATGACTACTACATCTTTATTTTTAGCTTCATTAATAATTAATGTTCTAGCAGAATTTATAAAATCTTTACTTACTCTATTAAGTTCTGTAAAAAAACCATTTAAATTTGGTGAAGGTTCTTCATTAGCTCTCCATGTTTGTCCTCTTTTTTTAGCCGTTTCGCTAAGTATTTTTGATTGGTCTGTGTGTATTTCATCTAATCTTTCTTTAGATACAGTAATAGTGTCTACTTCATTCATTCCTGGAATTCCAGATAATATTCTAGCTAATTCTGCTTGAGCTTTTTTAAATGCAACATATTGAACACCTTTTTCAGTTTGAACATCTTGGTCTGCTTGTTCATTTAATCTATTAGATAAAGCTTTTAATATCTCAACAGAATTACCGTTTGTATCTTTAATTAGTTGTACAGTTTTACTTGTAGAACTAAGCTCTCTTATAAATCCTTTTATTTCTTCTTCGCCATTATTTTCATCAAAAATATTATCCATTAATATATCAGACCTGGTTATTTCATTAATAACATTTACCATATCATCTTCAATATCAAGTTCATCTATTTCAACATCAAGCAATTTTTTTAATGCGTTGTTTTCTATTATTCTTTTTTTAGCTTCAGCTTTTAATTTTGATTTGGCTTCATTAATTGCTTTTGTATCTCGTTGTCCTCTAGCTATTTGTTTTAATACTCTATCTTCTTCAGCAGCTAAACTATCTACAATATTTTTACCATTGTTATTACCATCTAAACTTTCTACATATTTTGTACCTTTTGCAATTTGTTTTTTAAATGCTTCAACATCATTTTTAATTGCGTCAATAGAGTCATATTCATCTGAACGAGTCAAATATTCTTCTAGTATGGGAGAATTAATAAATTCATCTCTAAACTTTTTACGTCTAGCTTTATCAATTTTGGTATTATTATTAGGAAAAGTACTATATGAATCTGTTACATCTGATGCTTCTTCATAAATATAATCGCCTATAGCTGCTTTAATTATGTCATCAATTGAACGTGCGCCATTAATAGGATGAGTTTTTGAATTAAACACAGCTCCTGTTTTTAAGAAACTAGGTATTGTAGCACCTATATTTTTTACTTTTTCGATAAACTTTTGATAATCAGGTAAATTTGAAACCCTTATATCAAACTCTAATTCTCTACTTAATCTTGCTTTTTTCTCTTGTGTTGGTGTAGCTCCATCTGCTTGGTCAGAACTTCTATCTTCAAACTGTTTAGTTATTTGTTTTAGGATACCTGGTTTATTAACTTGATTAAATTGTTCTGTATTTAATTTAGTTTGAAGTAGATTTTTTACTTGTGTTTCAGTAGGTCTTTTTGAAAACTCTAAAGGGTTAGTAAATTTATTTAAATTCTTTCCTTTATCTCTTATTAAAAAGTCTGCAATAGTAGCGGGTTGTAAATTATTTAAAGTGACTCTAGGTTTAACAGTGTATGCAATTATTTTACCATCAGAAGTTTCTTCAGTATCTATATAGTAGTCTGCTTCTATATTATTTTTAACCATATAGGTTCTAGCATTGTCTCTATTATTTGTAGCATATATTGACGGAGTAACTTCACCTTGTACTTTTGGAGATTTAGTATCTATGTCTGTTTGATTAAATAGCGCACTGCTATTACGTTTATTTTCTAAATACCTATCTGCAGCTGGCTTACCATTTGTTTCTAATATACTTGTATATATTCTATCTGTTTCTTCTAATGCAGCTGGTGTAAGTGCATAGGGTAATTTAGATGGCTCATATTTTGTTTGTAAACTTGATAGATTATAATATTTTAATAACTGGTTTCGATATATGTTATTCTGATCTTCACCTAATGGAAGGCTATATTGATATGGTTCAGAAACAAAATCTTTTTTAGGTCTATCTACAAATACAGGTTCTTTTTGTATTAGGTTTTTACCGTCAGCTCTTTTTCCAGTAACAATTTCTTTAATACCTACTTGAATCCTATCATATCCATAAGGAACTGGACCTAGTTCAGCGAGTGTTCTTCCTTCTCCTGGAGTAACTCCGATAACATTATTTGTAGTGCTATCCACTGTAGTTCCGACAACTTCTTCAACGTTTGCGGTATCGGTCTTGGCTCGTTGCTGTCTAAGTTTCTGTCTAGATATAGGAAGGCCTCCTCTATCTGTTTTATTGATAGGTCCTTCAGTTCCTGATACATATGTAACATCTTGTGTCTCCTGTAAAGCCTGATCTACTTCTGAATAAGGTGGCAACTCATAATCTTTTTCTATAGTTTCTTTTGTTACTTCTTCCGGTGCTATTAATGCTTTCATTCTAGCATCAGCGTCGTCTAAATCAACATCAACCTTATCTTTATCAAGATTAATTTTTTCTTGTTCTTGTACTATTTTGTCACGGCGTTTAATTTCTTCATCAGTGTATTTCCACCCTTTTCTATCTGATGGTTCAGTAGGAGTTGGTGAAGGTTCTGGTCCTTTAGGATCACCACTTAAATCTACATTAATATCATCAGGAGTAGGATTAGTAGGAGTTTTTGGTGTTCTAAGTCCACCAATAGTAGCAGGTATAATTGGCATTGCAAAGCCAGCTGCAGCAGCGTTAATATATTCTTTGATTGCAGCTTTATCATTTAAAGGTAGATTAGCTCCTTCTCGCTCTAATATAGTTTGTAAAGCTTCAACTGTACCCTCTTTTAAACCCGTAACACCAACATTCTTAGCAACATTTAGTAACCAATCTTGTGTAGGCTTAGCTAATTTATCTAAAGAACCTAAACCAATTTTTAAACCTATATAGTCTGCAAATGCATGAGCAGTACTTAATGCAGCTAATTTACTAGTACTTAATTCTTTAATTTTTTGAAGTTGTTCGTTAGGGTCTTTTATATTAGCAATGGCTTCATCAACAGCTCTACCTGTAACTTCACCAGCACCAAATTTACCAGCCATACCATATAATGCAATATTACTACCTGATTTTCTAAATATTTTTTTAATTTCTGCTCGACCTACATCAGAGGCTAGGTATTCTTGTGATCGTTTTGCCGCTTCTTTTTCAACAAAATCTTTTGCTGCGTCTCGTCCTTCTGATTTTGCTATTTCTTCTGCTGCTTCTTTTAATCCTTTTTTAACTATATTTTTAGCTAAAAGACCTGATACTGCTCCACCTACTGTACCTTCAGGTCCTATTAATGACCCTGCTGCTCCTCCAGCTATAGATGTTATTAAAGCTTCCCCAATCATACCAACACCTTGTCCAGCTACGTAAGGTACAAAGTCTGTCAATACTGAGCCAATACCTCTTTCCCAAGCTTCTGTAAATTCATCAGTAGGTTTAGTGCCAGTAGCTGCAACTTTTTTCTCTGACTCTTGCATATCTTTAACGCCACTTTTGATTAATTCATCAGAATTAGCTACTTTACCTGCAAGAACTTTAGAAGCACCATAAATACCTTGGTATTGATTTACATATTGTTTTAATCCACGAGTAAAATCTGGAGCATCTTCTGGTAATTGACCAGGTTGTTGTGGTTGTTGTGGTTGTTGTGGTTGTTGAGGTTGTTGTGGTTGAGATTGCTTTTCTTGAATAGCTTGTATTACCTGTTCACGTGATGCACCTGCAGGACCTTGTATAGAGTATGTTTTGCCATCAGGCCCTTTTATGCTGTATAAAGGCATTATTTATCCTTATTCAGAAACAGTTAACTCACCCCAACTTTCAGACTTACCTGTTTTAGCTACTGTATCATCTGGGTGAGGTTGTTGAGTTAAGCCCAAGTTACGATAAACGTTACTTCGTATTTTGTCTTGCTCTATTTTAATTTGTCTTAATCTTTCTAACTTTTCTGTAGTTTGTGGAGGTCTTATTAAGTTTTGTTTTTCTACTTCTAAGTCTTGCATTGTTTTATTTGCTGCTATCATTTTTTCAGCTTCTAAGATACCTTTACCAGTATTGTAGCCATATACAGTAGAACCAATTCTAGCAACTTCAAGATCTTTTTGTCTTTCTCTTGCTGATTCTTGTAGTTTAATTTCTTCAAGCTGCATAGTTCTATTATGAGCTTCAGCTGCTTCAACACTATCAATACCTTTAGATGCAATAGCTACATCTTCAGCACGTTTGGCTTTAAGTATTTCAGTATCAATATCAAATACTTGGTTACGTAAAGCTTCAATATCTTTAATTGATTGACCATAATCTTCTATACCTACACCTGCACCGCTAGCTATATTTTTTAATGCAAACGGAGAATCCCCAGCAGCGATAGCAAATCCTGCTTTAGTCGCAGCCATCCAGGGAGCTAAGTCTTCACGACTTTCAATCCTGCCTTCCATATCCTCTAATCGTTTTTGTAATCGTGGTGTCATTGTATCTTCACCTATCATTTCACGATACATACTCATTCTATCTTTGCCATAAGCCATAGGATTATCAATAGTAGGTAAATTATACTTAGGAATTGAATCATCATAATTACTTGTATTTTGTACACCACCTAAAATTGCAGGATCAATTTGCATTGCAGCTACTTCTTCATCACTAACTGATTCTGGTTCACCTTTATCATTTAACATATAGTAGGCACCTGCACCACCAAGTATTAGTGATTTTTTAGGATTTCTTGATAATATATTTTTAGTGCCAGGTACGTCTTCTAATACAGAGGGTAAATTACGTGTATCTGTATCAAATGTTGTTGAAGGTTTCTTAATTTGTTTTGAAGCAGGTTTTCCAAAAATAAAATCTTTAACTTTACCACCGTAACCAAATGCAACAACGCCACCTTCAGCAAAGTTACCTTCAGGTACAGGCAATGCACCAATACCACTTGCTGTCAGTTGATCAGGAGTAGGTTCGGGTTGAGGTTGAGGAGCTCCTACACCAGATTCAGGAGGCATCATATCTTGAGTTGGCATAGAGGCTAAGCCCATCGGCATATTTTCTTCAACGATTTGTTCAGCAACTGATGAAGCTTCGGACTTCATTGCATTATATTTATTCTCCATCGTTTTACGACGTTCTAGTTCACCTAGAGCTAAGTACGTAGGAACATCGCCAGTAGGATTTTGTACATATTGAACAATAGCCTCTTTAGGCATACCTTTAAGTCTGTCTTGTATCTGGATAATATTCATAATTAAGCCTTATTACCTAAAATATTGTATAGCCCTAATCCTGCTAAACCTAAACCACCAATTTGAGATGCAAGACTTGGTGCTGGAGCATATTGTACTTGTGTTGAACCTAAAGCTGCAGCATTACCACGAAGAATACCTGATTGATACTCAAGTAAACTACGTTGATAATTTTGTTCATCCATAAACTGTTGATATGCTAAATTAAGCTGTTCTTGTTCTAATGCTTGTCTTTCCCCTGCAGTTGCAGCTTGTGCTTTTAATCTTTCTAGGTTTGCCATTTGCTCTGTGGCACTTAATGCACCAGTCGCTTTACCTGTTTCAAGACCTGTTTGTAAACCAGCTAACCCTACATCTTTACCTAGTCCGGCACTAAACTGTTGACCTTGTTGACCTAATTCAGCCGCTTGTAATCCCGATTGTATATTAGTTTGTTGGGCTTGCAGTCCCCTTGTTTGGTCAGCTTGGAATGCTTGCATAGCTTGTTCGTACGCTGCTTGGTCACCTTTAGCTTGAATATCAGCTAATAGTTGTTGAGTACCTCTTTCTGTTTCGCCTGTCATTAATGCTTCACGTCCACCACCAAAAGTACCACGTCCAATAGAACCCATTGCCGCTCTATTTGCAGCAATATCTGCTTGACGACGAGCTTCACGTTTTTGAACATCAGTAACCGCTTGTGTATATGGAGACATATATTGTTGAGCCGCTGCTGTATCAAATGTTCCTGTTGTAGCTGTACCCGGAGTATATTGAATTGGAGTATAACCAAAGGCTCTTGTTAAACCTAATTGAGACGCTGCACCTGCTTGACCCCCAACTGTACCTAATGTACCTGCAGCGGTTTGAAACCCACCAGGTGTAGTCATGCCTAAAGCTTCTGTTTGTACTTGTTGTTGTTCTGGAGTAAAGTCGGCTAGTCTATCGCCAGTATAAGGTTGGAATTGTTTGACACCAGTTACTTTGCCATCAGCATCAGTTTCGTAAATCTGCTTACCAGACTGTTTTAATAGTTCTTCGTAAAAAGGTTTAGCATATTCAGGTAAGTTAGTAGAATAAGAAGTAGAAGTCTGTGCACCGCCACCGCCTCCCCCTTTACCACCTTTATAGAATGTAAGGTACTCGGTAAAACCAGTACATATATTCCAAAAAATTTTATGTAACCACATAGTTATTTACTCCACAGGTAATTCGTAAAATATGAACTTTTGTTCATATCCATCTTTTTTAAATACTTTTTCCCAACCCGGTCTGCCATATGATTCTATTATATTACATTCATTATCACGAGCAAACTGCTGTAAAACTTCCAGCATTGGTTTTTTCCATTTAGGCAGTTGTTTACCACCTGTAAAATGCATTATCAGTGCTCTTATTTGTGGATACTGAGAAATCTCTGTAACCACTGCACCATAAACGTTTTCAAAATCTTCAAAAGCTACCCACAATTGTTGCAGGTGTTGCTTTTGTAATAGCTGTTGTTTTATATCTTCTTCAGTAAATCTGCCATAAGTAAAATCAGCAGCGCCCTTCATATAATCTTTTATACTAGGCCATACCATCTCAATATGTTCTGTAGGAACCCACGTTACTTGCATTAAGCCGGCATATACCTTTCTGGCTTAATCTCTTTGCCTTGTTGCTTATTTCCTGTTCTTGCCATACGAACTTTATCCATCATTTCATAAAGACGTCTAGCCCCTGCATCAGATGAACCATTACCTAAATGGCTGACCACATCTGCAGGTATTACAAATTCACCATCTGACAAACGAGCTTCTTGTTCGCCTTCAATAGTAGCCTCAATTTCATCAGACATACCATCGCCTACTTCACCACCTGTTTCTAAATATCCACCACCAGCTAGTGAGGATAAACCTAAAGTTTGTGATTTAGTAGGAGGATTCATTTGTTGTTGAGCAAACCCTGCTGCTAATGCAGAAAGAGCTCCTGGATTCATACCTTTATCATCAGCACCTTGTCCGCCTGGAGCTAAATTAGGATCCATACCACCGCCACCACCGCCTTGTTGGTTTTTTTCTGCTGTAGTAGTTTGATATTGTTCTTTAAAATCAGAGTCACTAATTAAACCAGGTCCAGGTTTATCACTTGTTTCTACAAATTTACCACCGACATCAATGATTCCGTATTTAGGTGGAGGAGCTGCAGGTTGACCTAATCCTGCTATACCACCAATTTGATATTTTTTAATAGGTCCACCTTGTGCTATTAAACGTAACCCTGTATCCCGTCTTAAAGCTTTATCAATGCCTGTGTCCATGCTTAGATCTAATCTAGCGTTAGGGTCATATTTATCTCTGCTATCACTTAATTTAATAGGTTCAGGATCAAATGCACCTGCTCCGCCAGCAACACCTAATCCCATAATACCTAATTTACCCATGCCCATTGCTGTATTACCACCACCAAGCCTATTAACTCCAGACATAAAATCTGTTCCTACTGGAGCTGTTGATTGAGTTGCCAATGGAGACAAATCTATTCCCCGTGTACTAGTAATACCTGGAGCTCCTACATTTAAAAATTCGTTGCCTGCTGATGATCCTAAAGTGCCAGCAGTTTGTTTTCCTAAATTAACACCAAATCCAGACGAAGGTACGCCTTGTCCAATTATATTTGATGTGTTTATTGAACCTAAATCACCTGGTATCCCTACATTTTGAGCACCTTGTAATAAGTTTTTTCCAGTAACATCTGTTGCTGCTTTTAGAGCATTTGCGTTTAATTGAGATGTAGGCACTGTAGGTGCTTGTGCTACAGCACCTGGACCAAAGGCAGATTGAAGGCTTCCTCCAGACATACCACCTAGTCCACCAGTAAAAGCGCCTCCGAGTATATCATCACCAGATAACGCAGCAATACCAGCACCTGTAAATGCACCTGTGGCAATAGCGCTACCCGTAGCACCTAAAGCACCGCCAAACATACTGGCAGGGGCAAAATACCCTGCGGCTATTGGAGCTGCTGTTTTTAATATTCTACCTATGCCCATAATAAGTTCCTATAATAATTTGTATAATATCATGTTTTGTGTTATGTATAAACCGTTTTGTAGCGGTATTAGCCATAATTAGTCCTCAATAAAAGTAATAGTCCCTTGCACTGTTTGTAATAGTCCAGATGACTCAATAGCCATACCTATACTATTATTAGGCGGAATCACAATTCGTAAATCAGATACATCAATGGTAGCCGGAGCACCAGAAGTAATAGCAAATGCTGCTAAAGGTACAAAGTTAGCTGCGGTAATAGTTCCGTCTGTGTCTGAACATAAAATACTTTCTCTTACAAGCTCCCATTCTAAATTAGCAGAATAAGTTGGGTTTAAATATAAGAATACTGTACAAGGGTTAGATGCAGCAGCAGTTGCACCTACTGATATTTTTTGTATAATGAGTTCTCTAGTATTAATTTTATCATTATCAACAATATCATTTTTAACGGTTATAATATGACCATAATTCCCTGAACTTAAACTTGTTGTTCGTTCTCCATAACAAGCAACTGGATAAGAAGTAGGGGTAATCAATCCTTCAATAGCTCCCATCATAGAACCCCCTTCAACTACAACATTGGTTCCACCACCTCCTGTTAAATCAGCAGCAACATATCCAATTCTATACGTTGGACTGTCCATATGCAAAGTGGTATTTTGATTAACATAGTGTATCTTATGGAAGTAAACTACTTGTCCTGTTGTTTGGTCTTCTATAGCAAAACTAATAACCCCTGCTCCTAACCATCTAAAATCAATCTGATAGACATTATATTTAGTAGGGTCTAGTATCATACCAGACGGACCTGTTCCATCTAATTTATCTATATTAAAACTTGATTGTGGTGTCCAAGTATCAACAGTCGTAACTCCAGTTTGTAATGAAGTAACCGCAGAAGCAGTTAAAGTACCTGTACTAGTAATACTAAAAGCACCTGCTGTAGGACCATTAGATGTTCTTACAAATCTAAGTTTGTCATCATAATAAGAAGTAGTCCATCCAGCATAAGTATCAACACCAAGTTGTGATGTGTTAAAAGCAATCGTTCCAGAAGTCACTGCAACATTGTAAGCTGTTCCATTTAAGGTAACTGTAACTGTTTCTGATCCTGAAGCTGCTGCTGTAATAGTAAATTCTACAATAGATGCTTTACCCGCAGATTGTAATACACCAAAACTAGTCCCATTATAACCAATCTGTAATGCACCTTCTTGTTGAAAGAAACCAGCTCGTTGTGTGTAATTAGCTGTACCAGTTGTAAACTTTGCTGTGAACCTTGTTAATGCTCCTTGACCGGGTCTATAGCGTAATACTCGTAAAGATCTTATCACACCGTAACCATAAGCTCCTGTTCCTGTTTCGCAACGCATAACTCCATTAGCAGAAACAGCACCTGTACTTGCAGTAAAAGTTTGAAACTTTCTATTATCTAATCCATAAATACCATCAAGTTGAATAACGGGTGAAATAGGAACTGCAATCGGTTCTCCAAATGCAGTTGTAAGTGTTGCTATCTGTGACTCTGGTTTACCTGGATAAAAAGTTATGGTCATTGAGCCTCTCCTCCTGTTACATTAACAGTGCATCCTGCCGCTGAGGCTTTAACTTGGACTGTGCCTGATGTATTTAATATTTGAGCTCCTGTCCATTGTACAACAGTATAAGCTGGTAAAATTGTATTATAAAACAAAGCATTAGAAGCCCCTGGTGTGCCTTGATCTGGGACTAAGCTCACATAGATTCGTATCGTGGACGCTGTAGTATTAGCAATAGTAATATCTTTAACATAAGTTCTTGTGTTAGCAGGCACGGTATAAACTGCTAAGTAATCTGTCGTCATCTCAGCTTGGGCTAATAAAATAGGAGTAACAAATTGAAATGCCATTAATAATCTCCCAACCAGTGTAATGTTGTTAGTCCGTCTAAATTAGTAATAACTTGATTATTGGTACCATCAACTTGGTTAAAATATAATCTTAATTGATTAACTAATTGTAGCATTTGATCTCTTTGATATTCTACATTAGGATTAGCTAAGTTAGGGGCTTTAGTTGTAGGGATATGAGCCATTATCCTCTCCTTCCATCAGGTCTAAAGTCAACACGAGTAGCACCCAACTGCCATTGAACACCTACATCACTTGATGCAATTCTAAAGTTCATTTGACGACCACGTGCTCTTACAAAGACTTGATTGGTATATTGGTCAATCGTTGCTGTAGTAATAACATCACGAGATAAAGTATTACCTGCAACATCAGAAGTTGAATTAGCAGCACCTGGGAAGTTACGTACACCTACAGTCATCTGTACTTCTGGAGTTAATGCTGCTCCTGTCACTGAATTAGTCGTATCAGAGTTAATAAAGTTCACATCTGGAATGACTCGTTTTGTTAAGATGAAGTTATCTCCGTCTTCAATAGCCATATCTGAAGATTGTATATAGGCATTAATAGGAAGTGGAGCAGCTCCTTTTGGTTGACCATCATCGTTACCATTTTCATGTTGATAAATATAACCCGTACTTGCTGCAAGTGGGTATTTAACTACAGAAGAATCAACCCATGCTGATCTATTTAAATTACCATAGTACCAAATTTGTTCTTGATAATTATAGATAACATATCTGTCAATACGAACAGCATTCTCTGAACAATAGAACCAAATAATTTCATTAAACTCACTATTGACTCCAGCAAAGAATAAGTTACTTTGTCCTCTATTCATATCATCAAACACATACTGTTTTAAAGTACAAGGTAAAGTATTGACTCGACCGTCGTACATGAAGAACTTATCATTACCCATCCAGAATACTGTGTTATTTGCTTCGGCTATTACGTTGGGCCCTGCAATATTAATTGCATTAGATATTTCTTGAACACCAAAGACTTCTTCTGTAGCTAAAAATTGTAATGTAGATAAAGCTATGTCAGTAAATACAAGAACTTCTTGTCGTGTTCTAAAGGCACCTACAATATTAGAACCTTGTTTTAATCGTAAGAACCCTGCTGTGTTTGTTACTTCAGGTTTCCAATATTCAGGCACAGGTCCTACTACAGGGTCAACATTAGCCCAACGAATAAGAAGTGGATCATAAGGTCCGTTGTAGTCAATTGATTGATAAGTACCGACGGTAGTAGCACTTGAACCTGGATCATAGGGTAGAGCAAAAGTAAATGTTGTTGTGGTAGGAGTATTTATAATTCTAAATTCACCTTGATAGGCTTGTGGTGCTTGACCACTTAATATTACCCAGTCTAATGGGTCTAGACCATGAGGTGTTGCTGTAGTCAATGTAGCTGTTGTGCCTGTTCGAGTAATACTAACAATAGTATAACCTGCTGTTTTAGTTTCTGCATATTCAGTACAAGACATAGCTAGAAGATGGCCACTTGGGGCAAACAGAACTTCACCCACTTGTTGTGGTACAGCTTTAGCTAAAGGCAGATTAACCATAGGAATAGAACGGTTAGAGAGTGGAGCATCATACTCCCAATAATAAATCTCGCCGTCTTGAATATTCCATACAAAATCATTATTAAACTTATCTAAGAATAAAACACGTTCAGGTATATTTACAGGTGTTGCAGCACCAGAACCCCATGTGCCTCGTCCCCAAGTTCCTGCACCCCAACCATAACCATAAGTTGAACTACCATACCCAATAGAGATTTGAAAAGCTGCAGATATAGAAGTACCACCTCCTGCTGCTACAGTTGATGTGGCTGCGGTCGCAACAATGATTTCAAATTGATTACCTGATACAACTCTGACAATCTCGTGTTCTTTATTTAAGTCACCTGCGGGTACTCCACCTACTGCACCAGAACCACTAAAGGTTACAAAGTCGCCTGTTGTTGCACCATGTCCAGTGATATTAACTAAAACTGTTGTAGAAGTATCTGTTGTTTCAAAACAATTATCTGTAGCAGGAGAAGTTAAAGTAACTCGAAGAGGTGTTACGTCAGTTAAAGTAGTACCTGCTAATACATAGACTTTAGCATTAGTACCAAGGGCAATTAGAGTTGCGCCATCAGTTGTTCCATAAGGTAATATTGCACGACAGTTTCCTACATAAGGATCAAAGTTAATAGGTTGCCAACCCCCTATTTTTTCAGGAAACCCCTGTCTGAATCTTATTTTATCACATGCATACCAACCACCTTCATTAGCATAGTTTGTATTATCCCTGCTAATACCAGGTTTAAAAGTTAATTTTTTTAGTGCCATATTATCCTCGCATTAATAAAGCGTGTTCTGCTAATCTACGACGTTGCAGCCCTTTTAACACTTTACCCCCTGCTCTACAATATTTCAAAAGAACTTCGCCAGCGCGCGTTTTATCACCACGTATAAATGCTGATCGAACTGTCGATCTTTGAAATGTCCCCAAACCAAGATTAAAGCTAAAGCTGACAAGAGCGTCAAACTCACTTTGTCTTGGTTGCACAGAACCCAACAAACGAAGTACTCCCAACTCGAAGCGTTGTAAGTCGTATTTAAGTAGTCCATCTACTTCCTCTTTTGTCCATACTCTGTTGTCTTCTGGTTTTAATTTATATTCTTTTCTATCTGCTAAATTCATCACTAGTTGCCTAGGATATAATGCATGCCCACAACCTATCGTCCACACATTTCCGCTACACATGTATGGCCTATACCGGACCCCCTCGAAATACTTGATGAGGTCTATACCTGTTGCTGATGTTTTCATTATCTACGTTTATCCCAGTGCCTTGATCCAAACCAAAATCCTATAATAGAGGCAAAAATTGCCATTTCATCGTCAG